TTGTATTGTTCCCCTCTTGCGGGACTTGCAATGTTTGATAATGCGTTTAATTCTATCCATTGTTCGTTACCTGCAGTTACATCATACGCACCTGAACCCGTAGTTAAACTATTATTAATGTTAAAATTTATATCCCAATTTACTGAACCATATTGAGTACCAGCAGGTGTGTATATATTTAATGGAGCTAAATTAAACAACAAAGTCTGTTGAGCATTAATTGAAACATAATTTGTTTCAATCCAAGATAGATTGGATGCCGTTTGATCGTAATTAACACCTCCTTGTGTTAATTGATTATATGTGGCATTCCAAATATCATATCTTGTTGATCCATAAAAATCATTACCTTGTAGTTGTGGTTTCCAAAGGTTTATTTGATAATAAATGTTTTCTTGTTCATTACCTTTTGTTGTGACATAATTTTGATTAATCCAATTTAAATCTCCCGCTCTATCGTCGTACTCACCAAAACCAGTTGTAATAGTATTAACTATGTCGTAATTAATATCCCAATTAACATTTCCATAAAATTGTAAACCTAAACCTGTAGAGACAGGTTTATAAATATTTGTTTGATATAGTATCGCCTCTTGCTGATTACCTTTTATAGATAATGCGTTTGATTCTATTACTTGTTGCGACTGTGTCGAATTATCATAAACAAATAACCCATTTCCAGGCGTTGTAAATAATCCCTCGTCATCGTAATTAATATCATATTCTACACCGTTTGGTACAATTAACCTAAACTTGTTTTTAATTGTATTATCAAAAAATTCCACAGATCCTACAACTGAAACATTATTGTTACTTACCCAAAATGGATCTAACCCTCTTTGTATATAATTTCCAAAACCTGTTGTATCAATTACCTCATCATCGTTAATATCATAAGAAGTATCACCATAATCAGCACCTGAAGGGTAATATGTGTTTTTTGTTTTTAATAATATTTCTTGTTGATTACCGACTTGTTCAAGTTCATTGTTAAATGTGTCACTAATATCGTACACATCATTTTTATTACCTTTTTGTAAATCATTATTAATATCATATCTTGAAACACCATACCCTTGCCCATCAACTGTTGGTACATAAATATTTTTAACGTAAAGTAGTGTTTCTTGAAAATCCCCGTTTTTTTCTAACTGACTTTGTATTGTTTTAGATAGATTATAATTACCTTCAGGTGATTTAAAATTTTGATCTTTATTAATATCAACAGTATCACCATATGAAGGATCGTTTGGTCCGTATTGGTTTTTTGTTATTAATACTCTTTCTTGTTTTTCACCAATGTCTTCAACAGACGGAGAGTCGGACACACTATAGTTTACTAATATTAATTCACTGCGTGCGACATTTTCTTCAAAACTTGGACCTCCTTTAGTTTTATATGGGGGTAAGTTTATTGATAGTAATTTTTTTCTAAAATTCTCACTTGCGTCAAACGATAATGGGCTTTCCATTCTATATTATTTTGTTTTATTATAAATAGAACATAAAGTAATTTTTATTAAAGGTTACCCAGTTTTTCACTGTAAGATTTACTTAATCTTTCATTAACAATATTCATTACGTTTTCTTTAAACATCCTTTGAAAGTTAGGATCTGATTCTAAAATATTCGCCAAAGACCCGTTAAGCCCTTCTATTTTTAACTTAACCTCTCCATTTACACCAACATCACCTTTTACTTCATTAGTTGAGGTGGTATTTACGTTGACCATGTTTGAAAGTTTGTCTGAACTCATATTTTTAGTTAATAAGTCTTGCAGTGTTCCAATATTTTTTGAATCAATGTTTTTCATTGTGTTCAGAATAGAAAACGCCCCCTGAGAGTCATTTATAAATTCACTGATATTGGGGGCCGCAAGAATGTCGTCTCCTGGATCTGTTGTAAATGAACCAAAACTACCTGTGATTAAATTACCACCTTTCATGGTTGACGGTACATATAAATCACTCGCAGTACTTACAGTGGTGATTTGTGTTTTAACAGCCTCAAATACATTTGTTATTTGTCCAGCGATATTTGTTAATTGTGTAATCACTTCGTTCAAATCTGTCTGAAATTCAACCCCTATAAGATACATATTAAATGCGTTATTAGCTTTTGTTATAAATTCTTCAACTCCAGTTAATATTCTTCCTCCCTCATCTGCAACTCTTTTAGCTGCAGTTTCTACCGCACTAATTCTCATTGTTTCATAATATTCATCAGCCATTTTTGAACCTCTTTCATACCCCGTTTCTTTCGAAAAAATTAAAGAATTTGCCATTTTTTGAAGTGCGTTTGCCGCCTTTTCTGATGATGACAATTGGGCTTCTGCCGATTTTTCATTTTTTGACATCATGTCTTTCATTGTACTATCAATTGACCCTAATTTTTCACCGTCGGTTCTATTAGCTTCTGTTTGGGCATTTTTAAATTCAGTTAATTGAGACTCTTGTACTTTACTTAAATCAACCCAATCTTTAGTTCCAGGTAATTGTACTTGAAATCTTCCGTCTTTAACTTCGGCCATAGACGCTAGTAATCTTTTGTCCTCTTCTGTCATTCCAGCACTAAAAGAAGTTTGGGCCATCACCTCTTGTTCTTTTCTTGCGCTAATTGCCGACCTTGCTACGTCTTCGTATTTCATTCCTAGTTGATCAGCCATTTCTTTCAATCGGTACATTTGCTGAGTACCAATTTTAAATTGTCCTGTTTCTTTGTTATATTCGGCAGATGCTGCAGCAACTTTAATAAATTCGTTTTGTAACCCCTCAACATCATTTTGAGCCATGTATAACAATTTAAAGGGGTCCCCAAGTGCACCAATATTTCCTCCCAACATTTGCATACCTGATGCCATCTCAATAGCCTTTTCAGGGTCTAACGCTTTTTCTGCTGTTGCCATTATTTCATCAAACTTAATTCCAAGTTGTTGAGCCCTAGCAACCATATTAGTCAGTCCTTGAACCCCATTTTTAAATTGGTATGTGTTTGTTTTTTCTAAATTTGTCATTACTTCTTTTGTAAGTTTGGTAGCATTTAAACCAAACCCTTTAGCAGTATTGTACATTTTAGTTAGGTAAATTTGAGATTGTTGTTGTCCCATACCAACTTTAGAAAATTCGGCAGTATATCCAGCCAATTCTTTTACACTTATACCTGTCAAATTAGATAAATAAATTGTGTTTTTAATCATCTCGTCTTGAAGTGTAGGTATTCTTCCTGTTTGATCAGCAAATCCAGACATTATTTCCATAACATCTTTCATTTCAACACCAAAATCCTGAGTATTTTTCATGATATCAAAAACTTGACGTTCCAAAATGTCGGCGTAACCAGTAACACCACCAAAAGATCTAGAAAAGACTTGAGCACTTTCTTCTAATTTAACAAAAAAGGTTTGGTATCGATTGTAATCTAATGCGTCTGAAAGAGCGGATTTTAAATCTGTTTTGAATTGATTTATTCCAAAACTACTTCCAACCTGATCGGTGTATGCTCCGGTTGCTTTCTGTGTGTTTCCTAAAAACATAGTATTATTTTATTTTATAAATAGACTTACTTTCTTTTTTCATATTCTTTTATTAACTTATCAATGAAATATTTTCTTTCATAAGTTGGCATTTTCAAAAGGTCAGAATAAGAAAAATTACCGTGTTTTATTAAATAATAAAACTCATCTAAAAGAATTTTTTGATAATTAGAAGAAAGGACGAAAAAATTCAGCCCCAAAGGAAACATTCAAAGTTACCTTTTCTCCAGACGGGGCTATAATTTCTCTTTTTAGGTCAACTTTAGGTTCACACTCATTTAAAAACTTTCTTAAAAATTTAGAATCGGCGATTGGTAATTGTGGAATGATTTTAGTCACATAATCTTTTTGTTCGTTATCGTCTATTGATATAATTTGCTTTTCCAATCTTTTTGTTGCTGCAGGAGCAATAAATCCTTTTGGGTATGTTTGAATAATTTTTTCCAATTCATTTTGGTCACCCATATTCATTATCTTACAAACAACTTTGTGTCCACTTTTAGGTAAGGTAGTTGTAAAATAACCTTGTTCGTTTGGTTCGTGCATTGCTGGAACATAATCAACGGAATCTAAAATAATTGCCCCTTCAAATTCTTTTCCTGTTGCAGGATCTATTAATGTAAAATTATATTCGGGACCAAAAGATGTGTTTCTTAAAAATACCAATATTGCTTGTACATCAGCATCAATTAATTCATTAATATCAAAGTTAGGTTCATATATTTTTTGTCTTAAAAGTCTTGAAATTATCCCGTCTGTTCCAATGTTTGGTGATAATAAAATATTCTCATCTTCGGCGGTTAAGTATCCGACTTTTAATGATTCTTTTTTATTTCTATAAAACTTACCCTTACTAGGTAGTTTAATTACATCATGAGGTAGACTAAAATCCATTTGTCCGTAAGCTGCAGTATTATCCATAATTTTTTATTTTAAAAATAATATGATAGTATTTTATGTAAACAAAAAACCCCACTTTGTTAGTGAGGTTCTTAATAAAATATTTACATTTATTTTTTTAGTAAACTAAAATACATCTATCAGGTCTTAGTGTTGCTTTAACTGTTACAATTTTTTCATCACTATAATCTAATGAATCCATATCAACCCCTGTTAAAAACACTCCTTGTAGGATCCATTTTTCAACGGCAACTCCTGTTGGGTCTAACATTTCTAATGTAAGGTCTCTTTTATAACCTGCAGCATATCCCATACGTCCTGTAATTGATTCTGCGTGTAGACGAACCCATTCCATAAGTGCTTGTGCTGCTGAAGGTCCGATAGGGTCTAAGAACGTAACATCCATAGATTCCCAATTAAATCTACCTGCAACATATGTAGAAGTATTTAAAAACGGTATTTCAACCTCACCGATTTTAATTTTTGGTCTTGAAGTACTTGTAACGTACCAAGAGTTGATTCCTAATGGTGAAGGAAACGTAAGTATAAATCTATTTTTCTTTTTAGGTTCATACGTTAGGGGCATTTTCATTAATAAATCAGCCATTTCTTATTGTGTTTAAATTTTTATTTTTTATTTATAAATATCTGAATTTAATTTTTTTTCTATTTACTTTCTTTTTTTTTAAAATTATATATTAGCTATAACTTAACTACTTAATTAAATTTTCTTTTTTCTCCTCCTTTAGTATAATATACATTAATTGGTTCATTTGGATATTCTTGACTTAACATATCTCTTTGAGCTTCTGCATTTTTCAAATCGTCATCTGAAAATCCTATCTTAACGTTTTGTGTAATAAACTCATCAATATCTATGTCGTCCATAACTTCATTAAATGAAACATCATTTTTAAATTTTGGGACCAAGTCAGATAATTTTAAATTTGGGTTTTTATCTAAAAGAGATTGAACGAGTTCTTTTGCTGATTGTCTACAATCACTTATAAACTTTCTTAAAGCCACTTTTTTACCTTCTTCTGGATTAGCTGCACTTCCCTGACCGTAAGTTACAGGTGCCATTAAACATCTGTCTAAATACTCAAGTACTAAATCACTACCATTAAAATCCGCTTCAAATTTTTTTGAATCAATATCTTCTTTTAAATTTTTAGTTTTAGAAATCATTTCGTGGTATCTTTTAAGATTTTTTATCATCTCACTTTTATTAATACCATTATGATTTTTTGCAATTAAATTAAAAATTCCTTTCCTTAATGTTTGTGGACTATGACCCCTTGCGGTAATAATGGCAAATAGTGACCCACCATTTAAACACTCCACAAAATCATTCCAAGCAGGACCAACAGGAGCAATCATTGAATCAATAAGGAATTTATTCTCTCCGGCCTCTTTAAAATAAATAAATGGATCAGGAGAATAACCAACAATAGTTGACCCCTTATATTTAAAGTCCTCAACACCTATTTGGTGTCTGTGCTCCGCAAAATCTTCTGTAGACATACCAATTTCATCATCATTCTCTGACATGACCATAATTTTTGTTGGCATGTACATCAAATTATCGTCCCAATCAAATGCATAATATTTTAAATCAGGTCTTAAATCTTCAGACTCTTCAGACCCAACATCATAAATACCTTCATAAATTGAGTATTTATAAATTTGGTTTCTGATTTTATTTTTAAAATCCTGTTCTTTTATATGTTTTTTAAAATTCATTTTCTATTCAGTTTTTCTAAAAGTTTTTCAAGTTGTTTTTCAGTAATTACAATGTTTTGTTTTTTTTCTGAAAAACTATTTTTGTCTTGTTTTTCTAAACCGACACTTTCTTTGATAAGTTTTTTTTGAATTTTCATAGTTTTTTAATTATAAATATAATATGGGTGATAATTTCTTACCACCCATACATTTATTTTATTTTTTATACATCATCAAATGATGCTCCTGCCGGTGTAATAACAAATTCTATATCTATATATTCTAAAGCTCTTGTAGGTTTTAAGAATATTTTACCAGTCATAGTATTTGAATCTAAATCTTCAGCCGCACTTGATACTTGTACTCTAAAGTCAATTAAACCTCTTTCTCTTCTAATTTCATCCAAGATTGGGTTAACGGAGTCTAAGAATTGTTGTCTAACTTTATCGTCGTTTTGTTCAAATAATAATCTAACCGCAACTGCTGAAATCAATTTTCTTGCTTGTAACAGTAATCTTCTAACGTTGATTCTGTCAAGTGCAGATTCTCTAATTTGTAAAGTTTTATTACCCCAAATTACAGTACCAATATCTGTAAATGTTGCAATAGGATTAATTCTACCTTTATAAAGAGTGTCTCTATCGTCCTGAGTTAATCTTTTTCTTGCTTGAACAGCATTTACAACACCTCTTGTGTAACCCGCAGATGCAAACCATGGCTTGAATATCTTATCAGTGTATGCTAAGTTTTTAACTACTTCACCTGTTGCCGGTATCCATATTTGTTCATTATTTTCCGTGTCATTTTTTAAAATCCAAGGATAATAAGTGGCGGTATAGTTTGAATCAATTGCAGTGTCTTCCAAGTTTTCAACAACACTTTCAGGGAAATATAAATTGTCATTTAAATTATTAATTGCTGCTGTGGTAAACAAATTGTAATCTGCAGTTGTACAAATATATATAGAATCGGCCCTATCCCTTTCAACCATTTCAATCGCTTCTTCAACCAAATTTGAATTATTATAATAATCAATACCAGGAGTTGTAAAAATATTGATGTCAACCGCCTCAGGATTAGCAAAAGTTTTTTGTCCCCATAGGTAAGCGTAATAATCAGTATTAGCCCAAATTTCTTGATTTGGTCCTGTAATTCTTCTAAACGCTCCCCATCCAGTTGCGTTAGGGTATGTGGCGTCTGATTTATAACCTTTTAAGAAATTAGTTCCTCCTAATGCAAATCCGTCACCATTTGTTCTCCATTTTCTATAAATGTCCCATCCGTCAAATCCACCAGCAAATAATAATGTGAATTTTCTAGCATTCAATCCGTAGTAAGGATCTGAAGTACTTGTTGGGTTAGTTTGAAAACTCGCTTCTCCAACGAAGAATTTAGAATCTCCCGAAGTTGGTCCATTACCTCCTATCAATACAACAGTTGCTCCACTATCCATATGGAAACCTTTGGTTACATAGTTCCATTCAGTCCCTTCACCTGTTGCCAAATTTGTTGGTGCTTGTTTTCCTCTATATGTTAATTGATCAAAATCATATCCTAACTGAGATGAAACACCTAACTGTACATTTCTTTTTCTATCACCACTTGCTCCTGCTCTAATTTCACCTCCGAAGAAATATGAAAACGGTGGGCTGTATTTTAAACCATTAGGTCCGTAATATAATGTTTTAAAGTTCAAGAATGGTGGTTTAGCAGAACCGTAAGATCTTTGTACTAAACCTTCAAATCCTGCAGGTACCGCATCTGTCGGTGCTTCTTCACTTAATTCTATCATAACGTATCTAGACCTCAATGGGAATTCTCCATTTGACGTACCTATTTTTTTAGCAACATATGAGTTACTTGTTGGGTCCATAGTACAATTAGAAAATCTATCTAATACAAGTTGACTAGAGTCTGTATCGTTAAAATCTCTAACAACAACATCGAATGTGTTATTATCTAAATCAATATTGGCTAATGTAATTTTAAATCTAAAGTTTGCATTTGTACCGTCAGAGATAGTTATTAACTTAAATAGTTTATAAACTTTATTACCTCTTAGTTCAGAAACAATAAATGGGGTTTCTGGTGTTTGGTATTTTTCTAAGTTGTAAGCTATTGTATTTGTATTAGGAGTATTTCTTAATCCCGGTAAAGCAACTAAAGTAGAATTTAAACCTCTAATTTTATTTTGTAGATAACCTTCAGATAAAAAAGTAGGATACGCTTCCTCAACAAATATAGGAAAATCATCAGAGTTAAGTGAACCATTAAAGTTGGTTGTTCCTAATGTTTTTGCTATAAAATTTGTTTGACTACTTGCCATTGAAACGTCAAAAGAAAAAGAACTATTTGTACCATCTGTCGTTGTTCCTGTTATTAAAAATGAAGAATAAGGATCTTTAGAGATTCCGGAATAAACACCAGTACCTACCATTCCTACAGATGTTGTCGCACTTACTTTATAAACAGGTCCATTATCACTTGCGTAAGTACCCACACCTCTTGAACGTAATGTTGCAACAACAACATCATCATAATCAGTATAACTACTACCTGTATATAATGTACCATAAACTCTAACAGTACCTGAGTATGAACCACCACCTGTAGATGTAATTGCTGAAACAACAATACCGAAACCACTTCCTGTGTAAGTTTGGGGTCCTATTATACTGAAAAGAGATGAGTACCAAATATCATTTTGACCTGACGTATAATCTAATGAAGTACTTATAACGTCCTCAACTCCAAAAACATTTTCGTAAATATTAACACCTGAAGGATTATACGATGAACCAGTAAGAACGTTAAACGTTTGTTGTGAAACTGAACCAAAGAACAGTGCAGTTCTACCTGAAAGAGAAGAACTTGAACTAACATTTGATATTTCATTATAAATGTAATTTGCAAAGTCTTCAGATAATGTAGTTTGCCCACCATCAGGATTAATGTAAGGTAAATTAATATTTGGTATAAATGCTGGTATAGATGAGGTATAAGCTATAGTTGATGTACCACCAGTTGATCCTGTAAAAGTAAAAGTAGTTAATCCTGCAGGATATGATGGTAAAATTGCAGATATTGTTTCTCCGTCAATATTTGCGATTGTTGTTATTGACCAAGAAGGACCGGCGTCATATCCTGACAACCCTAAAACTCTAGTAACATAGAGTTGATTTGATTCTTCAAGATAAGCCTTTGCTATATATGCTGCTTCATATTTTGGTATACTTGTATCAACAAATTTTGCTGGGCTTGTACCCTTGTCTCCGTTACCAAAAACAGAAACAAACTCATCATAATCTTTTATAAAAATAGGTTCGAAAGCGGGACCCTGAAGAGTCTCACCAACAATACCCAAAGTTGTAACACCAACACTCTGTGTTACGAATGTTAAGTCTCTTTCGGAAGTATATACTCCTGGAGATACAAAAACTTTTCCACTTGCCATTTTTCAGTTTGTATTTGAAATTTATTTTTTATTATAAATACTTTGAAAAACCGCAAAAAATTAGGTCTATTTTATTTATTTTAATAGTTGTAGGAAAAAATTCTACCTTTTTTCATACTTATAAAATACTTATTAAGGATATGAAAAAAATAAAAAATATTAAAATTTCAATTGAAAGTCACAAATTGTTAAAGGATTATTGTGAAGAAAAAGGATATAAGATTTATAAATTTTTAGAAGAACTAATAAAGAAAAAATGTACTAAAGAAAAAGATATATATGGTGAATAATTATTGAAGATACGCCGTTGTTTTAATTGTTGACGTAGAACCACTTGAAATTTTAACAATATCAACTGTAACAACATCACCATTACTTACCTGAATTGTTTCTATATTGTCTCCAACATAGTTATCATTTATATAAACTGAATAAGAAAAAACATTTTCTAACGAGGTAACTTTTAAATCTGCGGTATAAAAAAACGGTTCAGTTATTCCGGTAACACCAACAAAGTAAGGAAAATTAAAATCAAAAAAATTAGGTCTTTCAGGTTGTGGGTTAACTTTCCTACTTGTATTTAAAACATCGGTTTCAAACATTGTCACTTGTCTTGTTATACCCGGACTAACTTTAAACTCTTCTTCATCCAATAAAAACCCTTGCATTAAAAACTTATAGTTTTGAACGTAATACTTTCTTTTTTCTAATTCTTTAGTTGATTCATCAGAAACATCTTCCCATATAATTGGAATATAATGTCCTTTAACAACGGTGTAAGCCTGTCTTGATGCGAATTTTTGATTAACAATTTTATTAAATTCATTTAATTCTCTCATCCTATTACAAAATATTTTTATATTGAATGAGATATCGACAGGGATTGGTTGTGGTATTGTATAAACATCAAACCCTTTTCTTTGTCCGTCCCATGTTGGTACTTGAGCGTATAAAAATTGTCTTCTATCCGGAATTTTATATTGAGTTATAAGACTTGTTCCAAATTTTACCTCTGGCATTCTTACTGTTGATATAAACGGTAACTTAACATTATCATCTAAATCTTTAAAATCCCAAGTTTCAGTAAATTGAGACCAGCTTTGGTTCGTTATTATTTTATCTATAACGGGTACCTTTTTCCCGTCAACTGAAAGTAATAAATCGTTTTTAACAAACTCTAACATACCCTTATCTAAATCTGCGTGTAAAACACCCTTTGGTAAATAAGTTCCTTTATCTTGGATTTTATCCAAGAGTTCTTGTCTCCTTTCAGTTAAAACTTTTACGGGAGTTAGTGGTAAATTTTTTCTTAAAGTTTTAGGTAGTGCCATTATTAAATTCCTTTAAATTCGTTTTCGTTTACAGGTGACGCAATAATTGATCTATAAAATCTTTTATATCCAGCATAAGTGTGTTTATTGTCTGTAAAAATCCTTCCATCGTTAACTACAGAATAATACCTAACTTTATCTTCCGTCTCATAATAACCAATATAATCACCATATTCTATTTCAATACCCATCTCATCTAAATGTTTTTGATAAACACCAACTTTTAAATTACCTGGTTCCATTTGTGACAATTTTGAACTACCTAAATCAGTATTTGTTGGTGCCTCAACTTGAACGTACCCTTTAAATTCAACAGGGGGTAAAAATTGGATACCGTCTTCAAGGGCTTCACCATAAACATCATCGTTATTGGTTCTTTGTTTATCTACTTTATATAATACAAGTGTAAAGTTCATGTCCCCATGTAACCATTCTTCACCCATAGTAATATCTAAATTAAAATCTTCTTCTGAGAAGAATTTATTTAATCTTGTAATTGGAACTTTATTCTGTGACATATAATATAAATACTTT